CTTCCTCAACAGCTTCTTCCGCGAAGAGCAGCGCGAGGACAGCGAGGAAATCCACTTCGACCTCGACACCGGCAAGCGCCGCATCGCACCCTTCGTCGCCCCGATCGTCGCCGGCAAGGTGGTGCAGTCGCGCGGCTACGTCACCAAGACCTTCAAGCCCGCCTACGTCAAGGACAAGCGGGTGTTCGATTCCTCGCGCCCCTTCAAGCGCGCCATCGGCGAGCGCATCGGCGGCGAATACAGCCCCGCCCAGCGTCAGCAACTGCTGCTCGCCCGTGACTTGCAGGATCAGCTCGACATGCTCACCCGCCGGCTCGAAGTCATGGCCGTCGAAGCCCTGCGCACCGGCAAGGTCATCGTCAAGGGCGACGAGTACCCCGAAGTTGAGGTGAACTTCCAGCGCCACACCGACCTCACCAAGGCGCTCACCACCACCGCGCGCTGGGGCGAAACCGGCGTCAAGCCGCTGGCCGACCTGCAGGCGTGGTCGCTGCTCGTCTCGCAGCACTCCGGCGCCACCGCAAACACCGTGGTGATGGACCTCAAGGCCTGGCAGATCTTCAGCGCCGACGCCGAAGTGCAAAAGCTCCTCGACCGCTTCCGCGGCCGCGACCAGCTCAACCCCACCGTCACCGGCGAGGGTGCCCGCTACATGGGAAACGTCGGCGACTTCGACATCTGGGTGCACACCGGCTGGTACGAACACCCGGATACCGGCGCCGTCACCCCCTACCTGCCGGACCACACCGTGCTCGTCCTCAGCCCGGATCTGGACGGCGTGCGTTGCTTTGGCGCCATCAAGGACGAAGAGGCCGGCTTCCAGGCGCTGCCGTTCTTCCCGAAGTCCTGGCTCGAGAAGGACCCCGCCGTGCGCTACCTGCTCATGCAGTCTGCGCCGCTGCCGGTCCCGTATCGGGTCAATGCGTCCTTCTGCGCCACCGTGCGCTGATCTGAGAGGGTGACATGAAGCTCATCGCCAAAGTCACCCTCGTCACCGGTGCGGGGGACATTCCGCCCGGAGACGAGATCGACGTGAAGGATAAGGCTGAGGCCGAGTCGCTCATTGCGCGCGGCTTTGCCGCGCCCGTCCGACCTGCCGCACACAAGGCCGAGCCGAAGACTGAAGGCCGGGACGAATCCGCCCTCGAAGGTGAGGGCGTCTGACCATGGCCCTTACCGCTCCGTTCGCCGACATCGAAGACATGCTCACAGAGGCCACCATCTCGATGCTCTCCAATGTCGTCGTCACCCCGGCGACGGGCGGTGAGTTCATTGCCATCTTGCGCCTTGCCGATACGGACCCGCTCTCGCCGCCGAGCATCGTTGGGGACTACGAACTCCGCTACGCGCTTGCCTCGGTCGCGCTCGCCCCTGGGGACATCCTCAGCATCCGCGGACAGCAGTACCGCGTCGCCGACGACCCCTACCGCATTGGCGACGGTCGCGAAGCCGTCGCCCGCCTGCGCGAGGTCGTCTGATGTTTGCCCTCGAATCCCCGCTCATCGACCGCCTGGCAGCCGATCCAGCTCTTGCTGGCTGGTCGGTGCGCAGCAGCGCCGCCGAGACAACCCGGCGCCCGCTGCCGGCGGTCGAGGTGGAATGCGAGGGGGCTGACATCGCCGACGCCCGCAACACCGCCGTCGCCGTCGGCGTCACCTGGGGCGTGCATCTGATCGCCCAGTACAGCACCACCGCGTTTGCCGAGCTCGACGCCGCCTTTGCGGCCGTGGTTGCCCGCCTGCATAACTGGGCGCCCGGCAACCACGGGGCGCGCACCTGGCAGCGGCTGCAACTCCAGCAAGTGCAGCGCGAGACCTCTGACCAAGGCCTTGTCGCATACAGCCTCCTCTTCAAAACCTCCGCCCGCTACGACGGGCAACCGTAACCACAGGAGACCGCCATGGCGCTCATCCACACCAGCAACGAGTATCAGATCCCGCGCGGTCGCCTGTACTGGGACCCGCGCAACGCCCTCGACCAGCTCACCGGCGAGGAAGAGTTCGGAAACTGCCCCAGCTTCAACATCAGCATCGAAACCGAGAAGCTCGAGCACTTCAGCTCGCAGACTGGCTTGCGCGAAAAGGACGATTCCCGCGTCGTCCAGGTCGACCGCACCGCCACCGTCACCCTGCGACAACGTCAGCTTCGACAACCTGGCCAAGTACCTCTCCGGACAAGTCGAGACCGTCACCCAGACGGTCGACCCGGTCTCCGCCGTCAGCATGGCCGTCATTCCCGGCCGTTTCTACCAACTCGGTCGCAGCGACACCAACCCGGCCCGGCGACCGCAACCGATCACGCACGCNNGGTCGTCACCGACAGCGCAGCCGTCACCACCTACGTCGCGGGCATCGACTACGAGGTCGACCTCACCAAGGGCCGCCTGCAGATCCGCGCCGATGGCGCTATCGCCGCGGGCGACATCAAGGTCAGCTACAGCAAGCCCGCCAAGACCTGGAAGCGCATCAAAACCGGCCAGGCCTCCGAGTTGCGCGGGGCCATCCGCGTCGTCTCCGACAACGCCGGCGCTACCAACCGCGACTACTACATGCCGCTGTGCATCCTCAAGCCTGCCGGCGAACTGCCTGTGATCGCCGAAGAGGCCGAATACGTGACCATGGAGTTCGAGCTCGAGGTGCTCACGCCGCCCAACGGCTCCGCCATCTACCTCGACGACGCTCCGGTCGCCGAGTAACCGGTCGCCAGACCAAAGCGCCTTGCCGCAACCTGGCAGGCAGGGCGCTTGAGCCTGCCGACCGAACCCATCCCATGCCGGAAAAATCCTACGAACTCTGGGCCGCAATCTGGGCAGCGCTCCCCGAACCCATCCGAGCCGCAGCCCTTCGCCGCCTGCGTCGCGCTGCTGCGCGTACGTATACGACGACAAGGAGCCTCGNTGGNNGCGCCGCACTCCTCGAACTCCGCCCTCTCGCGGCGCCATCGCGCTCGGGGTCGCACACCTTACCGAGGCGCTCGGCATGCCGACCGGGTGGGGCACCTTCCTCGGCGGGGCAGTCGGCCTCTTCGGGGCTGACCAGGTGCGCGACTGGGGGCGCCGCATTGCCCTCAAGCGCCTCGACGACACGGTGGCCAAATGATTACCGCCGCCACCCTGCAAGCCCTGGGCGCCGCCTGGCGACACGCAGCCCAGTACGCCGGCCCGCTCCAGATTGCCGCGGATCGCTTCGGGATCGACACGTCTGTGCGCATCGCCTGCTGGCTCGGCCAGCTCGCCCACGAATCCGGCCGATTTCGCCGCGTCGTCGAAAACCTCAACTACAGCGCGAAAGGCCTGGCCCACACATGGCCGGAGCGCTACGCCGGCAGCGGCGGGCAGCCCAACGCAACCGCGCTCAGGATCGCCCACAAACCCGTTGAGATTGCCAACCTGACCTACGCCGGCCGCATGGGCAACGGCAGCGCCGGAACGGGCGACGGATGGCGGTACCGGGGCAGGGGCCTCATCCAGATCACCGGTCGCAGCAACTACGAAAAGTGCGGCGAGGCGCTCGGCATCGACCTGCTTACGCGCGAAACCCTGCTCGAACAGCCCCTCTATGCCGCGCTGTCCGCTGGATGGTACTGGCAGCAAAGAAGCCTCAACGGGCTCGCCGACAACCTCGACATCGCCCGCATCACTCGCCGCATCAACGGCGGCAGCATCGGGCTTGACGACCGCATCGAACTCACCCATGCCGCGCTGCACGCGCAAGGTGCAACGACATGACCGCCACCGTCATCCACCTCGCGGCATATCGCGCCGCATTGCGGCCTGCAGCGGCTCAAGCATGTCGCTGGTCAGAAGCCGTCGAATCCATTACCGCCAGCAACCTGCGCATCGCCTGCGCCTGGCAGCGCACCCTCCTGCGCACCTGGTGGGGGCTGTAACCATGCCGTTCCTCAACGCCGCCATCCTCAGCGTTTGCGACGAGTCCGGCAAATGGATGTTAGTGCGCCCACTGCATTACCGCAGTGCAGCGGGCGAACTCATCGTCATCCCCGCCGGCTTCTTGACCGACCTCGCCAGCATCCCGCGCGCATTCCATTGGCTGATCCCCGTCAACGGCAAGCATCGCGCGCCAGCCATCCTGCACGACTACCTCTTCGTCGTACAAGACCGCCCCCGCGCAGATGTCGATGCCCTGTTCCTCGAGGCGATGGCCGGCGCCGGCGTGCGCTGGACGCAGCGCACCGCCATGTATGCCGCGGTGCGCCTCGGCGGCTGGGTGCCCTGGCAGCGCAACACCCGCGCGCAGGCCGACAACCGTGAGGCATTCCTCTCCAGCCATGGATTGTTGGCCGTACATACGTCTGCACGTACGTCGAGGTAAATGATGTCTGATCCGAAAACGAAGATCATTCTCTTGGCTGAAGACCAAGCCTCAGGCGTATTCGATGGGCTAAAGACGAAGGCTACCGGTGTCGCCGCTGCGATCGCTGGCGCGTTCGCCGCCAATCAGCTCATCGACTTCGCTCAGGCGCTCGCGCCTATCGCCGACGCTGCCGCCAACCTCGAGGCGCGGCTGCAGCTCGCCGTCGGCGCCAATGGCGACCTCAAAGGCGCGCTGGACGACGTGCGCGCCAGCGCCAACGCCGCCGGGGCGGACATCAACAGCGTCGGCGAGCTTTATGGGCGCATCGCCAGCAGCACCGCCGATCTCGGCTTCTCACAGGAGCGGGTGGCCGGGCTTACCGATACCATCAACAAATCCTTCGTCGTTTCCGGCACATCGGCCTCGGCCGCGTCGGGTGCAATCACCCAGCTCGCCCAGGCCTTCGCGTCCGGTGCGCTGCGTGGTGACGAGTTCAATTCTGTTAACGAGGCCGCGCCGCGCCTCATGGCTGCGCTCGCCGCCGGTCTCGGTGTGGCGCGGGGCGAGTTGCGCAAGATGGCCGAGCAAGGCCAGCTCACCACTGAGGTCGTGCTCGCCGCACTTGAAAGTCAGCGCGATGCCATCGAGCGCGACTTCAGCATGCTGCCCGACACCGTTGGCAAGGCCACGCAGCGCCTAGCCAACGAGTGGCAAGTCTTCATCGGCAATCTCAACGAGACCACCGGCGCATCCGAGACCGTCGCCAGCGGGCTCAACCTTATCGCCGACAACTTGGACAACATCGCCAGTGTCGCAGCTACCGCGGGCGAGCTCGTCGTGAGTGCGTTGGCTGTCAAAGCTGCAGCAGCGTTGCGCGGCTATATCACCCTGACGGCCGCAAGCACCGCAGCCACCACCGCAAAGGCCGCCGCACTAACCGGGCTGGCTGCCGCAGGCAAGGCCGCAGCAACTGCCATGCTCACCCTCGGGCGCGCGCTCCCAGGACTTGCCGTCGCGGGTGCCGTGGCGGGCGTAGCCTTTCTCGTCACCAAGTTCTTCGAGGCGCGGTCCGCAGCTGAGGATGCCGAAGAGGCTGTCGCCAAACTGTTGGCGGAGCCGCCGCCCAACGTCACCGCTGACCAGATCCGGCTTATCGCCACCGAGGCCGAGCTAGCCCGATTCAAGCTCGCCGGGGTCGAAAAGACGTTCCTGGACCTGCGCCAGAAGGGGCAGGATGCAGCTACCGCATTGAGCAACATTGCCAAAGCTTCGAGCATCGACAGTTCGGAAGGCATCGGAAAGCTCCTCGCGCACCTTGACCTGTTGCGACAAGGCGCGCAGGCCACCGGGCAGCAGATACAGGTCGCACTGGCCGATCGTCTGAAGAAGTTGTCCAACGATGACTTGCAGGCCTTCGGCATCCAGGCTGAGATGGCATTCAACCGCGGGGTGATCAGCGCACAGCAACTCGGCGTTGCGCTCGACGCTCAGGCAAGGGCGGCACTGCAGCGCCTCGGCGTGGATGCGGATGTCGCTCTAAATGGCATGTCGGCCAAGTTCACCGAGGCTATCGGCAGCGTGGAACTGCTCGCCGGCCAGTATGACCGCATGAGTGTTTCGGGTGTGAATGCCTCTAGCGCGCTGCAGCAAGGGCTCGACGCAGCTCTTAAACGCGCGAGTAGCCCGGTGGAACTCGAGGCGCTGGTCGCGCTGATTGAGCGCATGGGGCGCGAGGGCAAGCTCTCCGGCGAGCAGGTTGAAGCTGCGCTCGACAAGGCCCGGCAGAAAGCCGATGAGCTGACCCCTGGCATAAACAGCGTAGCCGAGGCCCTAAAACGCCTCGGCATCCAGTCCGATGCCAATCTCAAGAAGACCGCCGAGGGCTTCAAGCAGGCGTATCAGGCCGTGGTGCAGATGGGCGGCTCGGTACGTGAGCAGCGCGAGGCCTTCCAGCGTTACGCCGCCGCCGCGATCAAGGCGAATGGGGGGGTAGCGGATGCCACCCTGAAGGCGAGGGCTGCACAGCATGGCCTGCGCATAGAGGTCGATGAGACTGGCCACGCAATCGTCCGCGCGATGGATGAGGGCGTCCAAGCGCTCGATGCGCTTGGACGGAAGGCTGAAGAAACCGCGGGCAAGGTTGGGCTCATCAAGCGCGAGGCCGCCGGCCTCAAAGATGTATGGGACGAAAACGGCAACCTCATCGATAAGGAAAGTGCCGCCCGCACAGGGGGGCGCGTGCAGGTGCGCGCAGGCTGGGAGGATTGGCCCGAGAACGACTTGCGCCGCGCTGCCGGCGGCAACATGGGCAAGCACTTGGTGGAAGGGGCAAAGGCCGAACTGTCGCGGCGCCGTGGCAGCAGTAGTGGCAGCGACGCCGTGAATAGCGGCTCGCTACAGGGCGCGCGCGCTGGTAGCTACGAGCCCCAGCAGCCCCGCGAGCAAATCACCACTTACCGCGTCCAGATCGGCACCGGCGCCGGCCGCACCCAGACCATCAACACCGCCAGCCGAGCGGATGCCGACGCCTTGACCTCGCTGCTTCGCCAGCTCGAATCCGACATGTCGAGATCCTGACCAATGACCACCCACATCCTCGACGGCCTCGCGCTCCCCGCCGGCATGATCTGGCAGGACGAGTTCGACTGGTCGCCTGTCCTCGCCGCGCAGGAATACAGCCTCACCGGCGCCCTGGTCATCGACGCAGGCACCCGCCAGGCGGGCCGCCCGATCACCCTCGCTGCCTCCGACGACCGCGGATGGTCGGGCATGGACCGCACCAAGGTTCTCGCCCTGCGCGCCAAGGCCGCCGTGGCCGGCGCCAGCTACACGTTGCAACTCGCCGACGGCCGCAGCTTCACCGTCGCCTTCCGGCCCGGCGAAGCGCCGATCACCGCCCGCCAGATCTGGGACCGCGAACTGCCGCCCGCCGACTGGCCCTATGTCGTCACCCTCCGCCTCATCGAGATCTGACCCATGCCCATCCAAGAACAAAACATCGTCTTCGTCGAATCCCAGGTCATGGACGACGTGCCCGAGGGCGGCGGCGCCGCCACCGGCACGGTCATCCTCGACGGGCTCATGAACAACGTCTTCGAAGACATCAGCGACCTCGATCGCGCCTACGGCCGCCTCAACCTGCGCAAGATTTTCCTCGCCATCCGCACCCTGAGCACCGACCTCTACGGCGGCGCCAAGACGGTCATCACCGCACTGCCGACCGACGACGCGCTTGGCTACACGCTGTTCTCCAGTCGCGACCCGTTCGACACCCGCGCGCAGGCCGCAAACCGCGTCGAGGCGTACCTGTACAAAGGCCCGCTCTGGACCGGCTACCTGTACGAAAACCACATCGTAGGCATGCGCGCGATCAGCATCATCCAGCGCGTCGGCTCGGCGCTGCCGCCCATCGGCAAGACACTGTGTCTGGTGCAGGACGAGGGCTTGGCGGGCGAGCAAGAGCAGTACGTCCGCGTCACGAAGGTCGAGACGCAGGAGGTGATCTTCAACGCCGGCTCCCAGAACCCCTTTACCCGGTGGGTGGTCACGCTGTCCCTGTCCGATGCGCTGCGGTACAACTTCGCCGGCCACACCCCAACCTCCACCGAAACCTCC